TATCTGACTGAGATGTAACCTATTCACCCCATTCTGGTTCACCCCATTCTGGCATCCAGTAACATGTAGATAGTATCCGGTCAGGTACAGTAGTATGTAGATGTTAGTATCCCATCAGACTATCCCATCAGATGGTGATGGATGGGGAACCATGGGAGGAGAGACGAAGTGAGGAATCAGGAAGGTAGGGGGAATCTGTGTGCTGTCTGTGCGGGTTTGGTCACTCTGATGAGTCTGGTCACTCTCTGGGGGCAGGCACACGGGCAGGCACACGGGCAGGCATATGCCCAGAGCGTAGCGGAGAGAGACGATCAGTGGAAGTTCCAGGACTGCCGTACATACATCTCCTCTCTCATCGGTCTGTCAAGAGACCAGCTGAGGGAGAGATGTGGGCTGTATCACAGACACACCAGATATGTGGATGTGGCGGGTACCTGGGAGATCTGGACATACACCAACATTGACGGGAGCCCTCTACTATCTGTATATCTGGAGAACGGGGCTGTTGTCTCTGCAGGCGAGTAGATGACTGCCTGCCCCTGTGCCTGCCGGTGGGGGTGGGGATGGCTCACACTGTGTGGGTTGACGCGGGGTGAATAGGCAACTATGATTCTGTCTCCTGTCTCGGTCCAGGCGGAGTGGGGACAGGTGGGTCGAGTGTCTGACTCCAGCGGTAGCTAACACCTCAGCGGAGAACTCATGCATCGCGTACAACTCTCCAGAGCGGCGCGCCATCGTGAGACCTGTGGCTACTCTCCAGTGGGCAGAAATCTCTACAATCCTGAGTTCTGCACGACAGTCGTAATGGCTGGGCGCGAGGGTGCTGTCTGCTCAGAGAATGGGCTGGCTGGTCTGTTGGGAGTCTCACGGGGCAAGATCAGACAATGGCGCGTGGACTATCCCGAATTTGATGAGGCGTGCCGAAGAGCCAAGTCTGCGTATGGGGCCTACTACGAGACTCAGCTGCGTGAGATTGCGACAACAGGTCAGGGCTCGGCAACTGCTGTCATCTTTGCCCTCAAGAATCGGGTCAGAGAGGAGTGGCAGGACGTCTACAATCGTGAGATGACGGGCAGAGACAGAGGTCCCATCCGAATCGAGCTCTCAGGAGAGGACCTGCGTAGTCTCTCAAATGAGAGACTTGACTCTGTGGAGTCGCATATCAGACAGATTGGAGACGGTCGTCCGATGCAGATTCTGCCTCCCAGCCAGAGTCGGCAGCGCTCTCTGGATCATCAGAGGGTAGATGCGACGGATGTCGACGCAGTTGACATCACAGAGGAGGAAGGGGAGTACTCCTCCTATGAGGACACTCTGCGTTGAGTGTCCAGACTCTGGAGAGTCCTGCGCCAGCACAGGGAGCCGTCTATGAGGTAGACACGGCCCTCCAGGCCATTCGGGCTGAGAGACTGCGCCGCCAGGGCCAGGGCTCAATCCTTCCTCCGTCAACAATCTGGGACAGGGCAGACTGGCCTCCTGACTATGAGATGGTCCATGCCTGGCGTGCTCAGCAGACGGCACGGATGGAGCTGAATCCCTCTCTGGTCGAGGGAGCCCGACTCTACTACTCGTGCCCAGAGAACGTTGTGCGCTTCATCAATCACTGGTTTGATACCTATGATCCTCGCAATACTGGATCAGGCAGGCCAGTGCGAATGCCTCTCGTTATGTTTGGTCGCCAGGAGGAGTTTGTGCGCTTCGTCATGGCGTGTCTGGAGGCAGATGTATCTGGGCTTGTGGAGAAGTCTCGGGATATGGGGGCAACCTGGCTGGCAATTGCGATCTCTGTCTGGCTCTGGCTGTTCCATACCAGTGTCTCCATTGGCTGGTACTCAAACCTGATGGACAATACAGACACTCTTGGTGATACCAATACAATCTTCGAGAAGATACGCCAGTCAATCCAGCTGCTCCCTGAGTTCTTCTGTCCTCCCACTGTTCGGGGAACCCATCTGAAGCAGGGCATCTGCTGGCACCCGAGTAACGGCTCTGTCATTCGTGGCTATGGTGGTGACAATCCGGGGCGGTCTGGTCGTTCGCGAATCTTCTTCGTTGATGAGGCAGCCCACCTTGAGCACCCAGAGATGGTTGATCTGGCTCTCTCAGAGAATACGCGCTGTCGCGTAGACATCTCCTCTGTGTCGGGTCTGGGTACAGTCTTCCAGAGGGCTCGTGAGTCAGGCCAGGAGTGGGCTCCGGGGCAGGAGGTCGTTCGTGATCGTACCAATGTGTTCATTATGGACTGGAGAGATCATCCCGAGAAGACGCGCGAGTGGTACGAGGAAAAGAGGGCATACTGGACCTCCCGGGGGATGCCCCAGGTGGTTGCGCGGGAGATAGACCGTGACTATGCGGCATCCTCTGAGTCTGTCGTCATCCCCTATGAGTGGCTGGAGGCGTGTGTTGATGCCGATAAGACGCTTGGCTTTGATGACTCCGGGGGCCGAATTGCGGGGCTGGATATTGCAGACGGCGGCATCGATCTGAATGCCCTCGTCAAGCGCTCTGGTTCTGTTCTGTACCATGCAGAGGAGTGGGGTGAGAGGGACGTTGGTGAGACAGCACGCCGGGCTGTGAGCACGTGTCGGAGAGATCTACCCATTGAGATACAGTACGACTCCTCTCCAATCGGCTCAGGGGTCAAGTCAGAGCTCAATCGTCTGGAGACGGAGGGGATTCTCCCAGAGGGAATGACATTTGCGCCATGGAATGCTGCTGCGCGGGTCCTCAATCCATCAGGCCGGATTCTGCCTGACGACAAGAACTCTCCTACAAATCGAGACTTCTACTCCAATCTCAAGGCCCAGGCCTGGTGGGAGCTGCGAATGCGGGCTCACTGCACCTACCAGTGTGTTCGTGAGGGGGCCGAGTACGAGCCGGATCAGCTGCTGTCTCTGGACTCAGCCCGCCTCGGCGCTGTTCTCCCCAAGCTCATGAAGGAGCTGGCTCAGGCGACATCGTCTCAGGATGGCCGACTCAAGCTGACCATAAACAAGGCACCGGCGGGTACTCGTTCGCCAAATCTGGCAGATGCAACAGTCATGGCCTTCTGGCCCTGGCGGCGTTCGGGTCGTCATCACCAGCTGTTCTTCGCACCCCGTCTGATTCCGGGTTCTGGGTAGAGATGTGCATGCGCCAGGTATGTAGGGTTACTCCGCTGTGTGGTGGAGTGTGGTGAGTGGTGGTGGGACAGTTCCTCCTCCCTGGAGTCCCATCACTGCCGGGCTCCCTCCGTTCTGAGGCCCCCGTCTGTGCAGGACGGGGGGAGTCTGCTCTGGGGATCGATGCAATGAGATTGCATGACCAGCTGCTCCTCTGGTGGAGGCTTCTGATGGGAGTGGTTCCTGTACTGGAGGATGTACTTGCGGGGCTAGGGTTTGTCTCTCTGGTGGTGGGGGTGTATCTCATCTATGTGCCCGCGGCGCTGGTTGTGGCAGGTCTGCTTCTTCTCGGAGCAGCCTGGCTCTATGGAGGGCGTAGGTCATGAGCTTTGTTAGTCGGCTTACAATGCCCAGGGTTCGAGCCTTCTCTGAGATGGGGGTCTCAGGGACGCCTGTCTATGGGCGGTACGTCCACGCGGCAGATCGCTCGGTTGAGTGGCAGGGACAGAGGCGGTGGATGCTCTCGTCGGAGATCGCTGTCAATGTCTCAATTGTCGCAGCGGGCATACACTACTTCCTGAATCTGGTTGCGCGGCCGGCCTGGACTGCACGACCGGCGCTGGCCGGCTCGACAGAGGCCAGAGAACTGGCTGAGCTTCTGGATTCCATTCTTGAGGATCTGGCCACTCCATGGCCACGCGTTGTCCGTCGTTCTGGTATGTATAAGTTTCACGGATTCTCCATCCAGGAGTGGATTGCGGTGCGACGTCCTGATGGCCACATTGGCCTTCGTGACATTGAGTCTCGGCCTCAGCATACGATTGAGCAGTGGGATGTGAGTCCAGACGGTGCAGTACTTGGGGTTTTCCAGCGCAGTCCCCAGACGGGCAAGCTGCTGGGGCTACCCCGTGGCAAGGTGGTCTACATCGTAGACGACACTCTTACGGATTCACCTGAGGGCATTGGAGTCTTTCGTCATCTACTTGAGCCCTACAGACGGTTGAAGGTGTATCTGGAGCTGGAGGCGCGGGCCTTTGAGAGGGATCTCAGAGGCATTCCGGTTGGCCGTGCTCCACTGACAGTGATCAATGAGGCGGTGCGCAATGGCCAGATCTCACAGACAGATGCTGATTCCCTAATTACGGGCATGGAGAGCTTCATCCAGCTGGCCACAAAGGAGTCCAATACAGGCCTACTGATTGACTCTCAGCCCTACGAATCAACAACCCAGGATGGCTTCCGTGTGGCTCCTACTCCTCAGTGGGATATCTCTCTGCTGCAGGGCTCTGCAGCCGGGCTGGGTGAGCTGGCGGGCGCCATTAATCGTCTCCAGAGAGAGATGGCTCGAATCATTGGTACTGAGGCGCTGATGCTTGGAGATCAGGGTGGGAACCGAGCACTGTCTCTTGACAAGTCGCGCAATCTGTATATGAGTGCCAATGCGGTCCTCCATAACATTACAACTACGTTTGAGAAGGACATCATTGGCCCGGTCTGGGCTCTGAATGGCTTCCCTGATGAGCTGCGCCCTACCATGGAGGTGGAGGATGTGGCATTTCGTGATGTGGTTGAGATCTCGGGAGTGCTGAAGGATCTGGCTGTTGCTGGCGCGCCTCTTGGTCCTGATGATCCTGTTATTCACGATATCCGGGATCTCATGGGGGTCAGTTCTCCACCTCCTGTGTCGCCTGAGCTGATGGGCCTAGACACAGCGGAGGGGGAGGATGTAGAGGAGGAGGACGGTTCTGAGGCTCCACCTCCACGCCGAGGCAATGGTTCTGCCGGCGATGCGTCACAGGATCAGGCCTAGTGGGCTGAGGGAACGGACAGGAGGCTGAGGGCGGGCGATGGGTAAGTACAGTGACGATCCAGATATGGTGCGTGTGAAGCTGAGTCGGGCGACAACTCTTGCGTCCTCTGGATGGGCTCTAGGAGGCCGTCGTCGGGAGCACATGGTTCCCAAGCCGGTGACGCTTCCGCGTCTTGCGTTCCTTGAGGAGTCTGATGACAGTCATGCTGTTGATGAGGATCCCAGGGCGGGGCAAGTATGTAGTGACGTGGGGCAGCGGAGAGATCCGTAGTCAGACCCGTCTGGATCAACAGTACTCACGACTGATCATCTGACAGGGAGTCGTTGCTGTGGGGAGGAGGACGTCACTGGATCCACTCTGTGATGTCTATCTGCTTCACTTCACAGTCCCCTATCACCGTGCTCGTCACTACATTGGCTCAACTCGTCGGGGTCGTGTGGAGACGCGTCTTGCCGAGCATCGTGCTGGCCGCGGTGCTCGTCTCTGTCGGCAGGCCCTTGCGGTAGGGTCTGAGCTGGTGCTGGCAAGAGTGTGGGAGGGCGTACCACTCTCGCTTGAGCGGGAACTGAAGCAGAGGCGTGGTGCCGCGCCATTCTGCCCCATTTGTAGAGGGGAGATGATAATTGGCTGAGCAGCCGGTAGTAGGGGATGTCTGGTATGGGAAGTATCGCTATACCGATGAGGTGTCTCTCGACGATACCTTTCTGCGAGTAGGTGAGACTCTGTTTGGGGGTGAGCCCGCACTTCTGGCCAGATATCTTGAGTCGACTCGCCACAGAGAGATTGTCCCGGCGGGACGAATTCTGGCTGGTGCTGGCACAGACAAGCGCGTCACTCTGATCAATTGCTTCGTCTCTCCTGACATACAGGACTCCCTCCGCACAGATCCTGGCCTTCCGGGGCTGGGAATAATGGACGCGCTGGCTGTGGCCTCCTATACCCAGCAGATGGGGGGCGGGATAGGGATGGACTTCTCTACGCTGAGGCCAAGAGGAGCGGTAGTCCGGCGTACCCAGTCTGTGTCCTCAGGAGTGGTTCCCTTCATGCATCAGTGGGATGCCATGTGTGCGACTATTCGCTCGGCAGGCAATCGTCGGGGCGCGATGATGGCAACTCTTGGTATCTGGCATCCCGACGTTCGTGAGCTTGTGCGGGCCAAGACACGATCTGGTGTGCTCACAAACTTCAATGTCTCAGTCATGGTTCCTGACGCCTTCATGCAGGCACTGGAGCGCGACGGTGACTGGGATCTGTACTTCCCTGTCCCCAGAGCTGATGGCCGTCATCGGGAGAGGTCTGTTCCCAAGTTTCCGATGCCCTTCTCTGGGATCTCCCAGTTGCCATCCTATGTCTACGAGACAGTTCGTGCTCGTGATCTGTGGGATGAGATCATTGGCAGTACATATGTGCATGCCGAGCCGGGAGTTATCTTCATTGATCGGGTGAACGAGCAGAACAATCTTCGGTACTGTGAGCAGATACACTGCACCAATCCATGTGTGGTTGGTGAGACGTTGATTGCGGTGGCGGGTCGTGGTCCTGTTCCGATCAGGCAGCTGGCGGCTGAGGGGGATGATGTTCCCGTATTTGCTCTTGATCCTGCGACGGGCGAGACTGTGGTTCGGTGGGGCCGCAGGCCACGGTTGACTGGCAGGAATGTGCCTACGGTGAGGGTCGTCCTGGACGATGGTAGCCACATAAGGTGCACTCCAGACCACAGATTCCCTCTGCGCGATGGGCACCAGGTAGAGGCCCAGTCCCTGAGTCCCGGTGACAGTCTGTTCAGGATTGATCAGATCGTTACGCGCAAGGGTGATGTGTCTGTCAGTCGTAGGGGGGGTGGCGAGAAGGTTCCTGAGTACCATCTGATTGCTGAGGCCAAATACCGGACTCGGTTTGACTGGGGGCGTCGTCGAGGGCAGTATCACTGTCACCACGTCGATGGCAACCACCAGAACAATGACTGGGACAACATCGAGGTCAAGTTGGCTGAGGATCACAACAGTGATCACAAGGCTGGTGATGCCAACCCGATGAGGTTCTGGTGGGATCAGGCCAGCGAGGAGGAGAGGCAGGCGTATCGCGACAGGATGAGGGCCAGCACCAGTGGTGAGCGCAACGGGATGTGGGGCCGGAGGCATAGTGCCGAGACGCGCAGGAAGATCGGGGGTAAGACATCTGAGCGCATGGCAACTGGCGAGGCCCGTCGGCGTCACGGCGATGCTGTCAGGGCTGGGCACACTGCCGAGTCATGGGCAAAGATGAGCGCTGCGGCTAAGGCCCGTTATCGTACTTTGGAGAAAGTCTGCGCAGGGTGTGGGGCTAAATTTGTGGTACGTGCCAGGTCTTCTGGTTCGGGTGCTGGGAAGCGGAAGTACTGCTCTCAGAGCTGTGCAGCCAGTGCTATAGCGCAAAGCATTGACAATCGCGGGCGCAGGCACAGTCCCGAAGCCATAGAGAAGATGCGAGCTGCACGTCTGCGTTATTATCATGGTGGAGAGGACCAGAACCACAATCACACAGTGGTTGCTGTCCTTCCTGACGCACCGGCCAATGTCTACAATCTGACTGTGGATGAGCACCACAACTACGCAATTATTACGAGCGAGGAGTTTGTTGCGAGACACGGGCATGTGCGGTACTCTGGCATAAAAATCCTGAATTGTGGCGAACAAGTTTTGCCACAACATGGCTGCTGCAATCTGGGACATACCAATCTCGCTGTCATGGTGGACAGGCCATTTGAGGCTGGGGCAACATTCAACTTTGAGCGTCTGAAGTCTGCTGCTGCCCTCATGGTCAATCTCCTTGATCGGGTTCTGGATGTGACTCTCTGGCCAACAGAGCAGCAGGCGGAGGAGGCTCGGCAGAAGCGTCGGATCGGTCTTGGCTTTACGGGTCTGGCCAGCGCTCTCCAGCAGCTGGGGGTTGCCTATGGGTCGCCAGACGCGGTCTCGCTGACGCGGGAGATTGCCCGCCGACAGGCCATTGCTGCCTACTCGGCCTCGGTTGAGCTGGCCAGAGAGCGAGGACCATTCCCCCTGTTTGATGCCCTGGAGTTCTGCCGTTCCCCCTTCATTCAGAATCTCCCTTGTGATCTTCAGGCAGACATAGCGAAGTATGGGACTCGCAACGGGGTACTGCTGTCTGTGGCTCCCACAGGTACAACCTCTCTTGTGATGGGCAACGTCTCGTCCGGGATTGAGCCCGTATTTGATCATCGCTATCGCCGTCGGATGCGGGATGCCGATGGAGAGTTAACTCTTGAGTACGATGTGTTTGACTATGGCTATCTGAGATTCCATGAGCACCATGGGTGTGATCCCAGGCAGGCGGATCAGGTGATGCCCTTGCCGGACTACTTTGTGACGTCTGCTGATCTCACCGTTCGACAGCATCTGGAGATGCAGGCTGCTGCCCAGGAGTGGATAGACTCCTCCATCTCCAAGACGATCAACTGCCCTGTCTCGATGACGTTTGACGAGTTCAGGGGCGTCTATGACATGGCCTATGAGCTGGGTCTCAAGTCCTGCACGACCTATCGACCTGATCCAGCGAGTAGCCGTGGGGCCATACTGTCTACCAACAGTACTGGAGCTCCTGAGGAGGAGGGACGTCCTGCTGTAGCCCCACTGGGCGAGAAGATTCCTATGCAGGACGTTGTGGAGGGCCGTCGCTATCGTATTAAGTGGCCTGATGAGGACTGTGCATACTACATCATGTTGACTGACTTCGTGAGTAGTGAGGGCCAGCGTCGTCCCTTCGAGATCTTCATCAGTACGAAGTCAGCACGCCACGATGAGTGGATCAAGGCCCTCTCGCTTATGATTACGGGCATCTTTCGTCGGGGCGGAGACCCAATCTTTGTTGTTGAGGAGCTCAGACAGGTGTTCTCGGCAAGAGGTGGAACCTGGCTGGGTGGACGGTATGTACCTAGTCTGGTTGCGGCCATTGCCGAGGTCATCGCAGAGCACTTCCGCTGGTTGGGACTGATGGATCCGGGAGAGGTTCTGACGGAGTTACCAGAGCAGGGGTCGGTCGTGAATGTGACGGAGAGTATGGCCTTCTGTGAGTTCTGTGGCCTTCGGGCAGTGGTCCATGAGGCTGGGTGTGCCGTCTGCCGGGCCTGTGGGCACTCTGACTGCGGATGAGAAGATCACGATGATTCTGTCAGCACAGACGATACGCAGTAGAGTACACTCTCGTCTGTCTGGTGTCCATCTGGGTATTCACCCGTTCTGCGAGCGCACCATATTTCTGGGGATGTCGTATGGTCTATCGTCGGCCGGCTATGACATTCGTGTTCTTAATCCTCTGTATCTTGAGGCCGGTGACTTTCTTCTTGCTACCACAGTTGAGCACTTTGAGTTTCCTCGCGATGTGATGGGTAAATTGGCGGACAAGTCCTCGTGGGCTCGGCGAGGCATTGCTGTCCAGAATACGATCTTTGAGCCGGGCTGGCGTGGCTACCCAACCCTTGAGATAAGTAATCACTCTCGTGAACTGGTGCACATCCCATCGGGATCGCCAATTGGTCAGATGATCTTCCAGCTTCTGGATCAGCCAACAGAGCAGCCATATCCAGAATCTGGTAAGTATCAGGACCAGCGTCAGGTGCCCGTATCAGCGCTGGAGGAGGAGGCCTGATGCGGAGTGGGGCCAGGTGGAATGTCTGATAGGATACGAGTGTTCTCAGGTGCCAGTGCCAATGGTGAGGATGCCGAGGCGTGT